ATCTGCTCACGTTCATATGAGAACTCGATATTAGAGTTGCTGCGGTTAAACGGCTTGATAACATCATCTAAATTAGCCATAGCGTTTACCGGGATACCTTGACCCCATGCGAACTGTTGTGACTTGCGACTAATCTGACCCGCCCGATATAAGAACATAGGCGAGTTTGCAACTGTTTGATAATCGATCTTCTGCATATGCGATATATCAATCTCTTTAACTATATCCTCAATTAACTCTGGTATTCCCCTGTGGGAGAACCACCTATCGTTGATTAACTCATAGAATAGCTTCACGAAGGGGAACTGGCCAGAGTGAAAAGGAAGGGATATCTTGCGCAATAATTTATCGAAATCCGGGGCGATAGTAATAACAGCCTTTTCCTTCACCCCATCGCCATTAATATCATCCCAGCAATAACATTCCCATATCTTAACTAACTCGCCACCACCTTGTAACCGCTGGATACCTTCTCGCGTATCCTTTGAAAGGTCTGTTGATTTATTATCTAAGTCTGTATTCTTTGTCGCGTCTATCCCTTCTATCTTCGTGCCGTCCCAACCCTTACCCTCTGCGTTCTGTTTAAGCTTGCATAACGGTAGGTAGAACTCATGTATTAAGTATTCCGCCCCTTGTGGGTCAAAACCCGTTGTAGTAGGCACATATAGCCGCTCTGGCGGTATTAAACTGATGTCAGGCGCGTCATATAACACGTCTTTAAGTGTGACGGTAATATCGCTCTTACCGGAGTATATCTGCTCAACCACCCGCTCTATCTCAATTTGGTTCTCTTCTATCACCATAGGACTCATATCGGCATTTAACCGCTGCGCCATCATGGGATATACTTGCTCCGGCGTAGTCTGTAAGCTAAACAGCCACTGCGCCTCTTCCATCGATATATCATCTAAACTTAACTTCTCAATGCGTGTAGTCAACTCAGTCCGCCAATGCGGCTTCATTACGAAAAACCCCCGCTCTAACGCCTGGTCTATAGCGATGATAGCTTTGTTCTTAGTCTCCATCTTGTCCATAAGCAGATGATCAAGCCATTTCTCGATCTTAAGGGCATCTTCCCAACTACCGCTAGGTGCCGGTACAACTTGCACAACAGGGCGTATGCCGAAAATGACGTTTACTAATGCAGCTTTTAACTTGCGTATCTTGATCTCGATAGTAGGCATACGGATATTAGAGCATCCCACAAACGGGAATGTCTTTTTACGCTTAATACGCATACGAAGCTTATGCCATTTGTTCTGGCTAGATTCCCACGCGCTTACCCACCCTTCTACATCAGTCTTCCAACCTTTGACTTTATCTACCACAGTTTTGTCTTTATCGGCAGAGTCGCCCATTGATCGGGCTGGTTGGATTTTCTCTTTGTACTCAATGTTCTGCATTTAGTTCATTTTCTCCTTAGTAATCATATCCATAATTATTACTGAATTCATCTACTTCTTCTATTGGGTGACCATATCTATCAAATGCCTTTACATCAGGCTCGGTATATACTGGTGTTATTATCTGCTCTGCATACGCGAGGGTATCAACAATATCATCCCACCTACTCGCCCCTATCGTTAACAGCTCATCCTCAGCATCTTTATGACTGCTATGTATGTAATACTTGCCACTCTCGAATAACGGCTGTAATGCCGCCACAATGCGATCTTTCTTGCGGCGTATGACCTTATCAGTACCGCGCTTAAACACGTTCTTAAGCCCCATTACGGGCGGGTAAAGCTTACGCCCATGCGCCTTATTAATAAAAGAGTTATAAAACTCCTTCTCAGTGCCTGCGTTAGGTATACCTATACCAGTTATTACGTTCTTATTCTGTAAGTATAAGTTTAATATAGCATCCATAAACTCACCACTAGGTCTATGTGTACGTATATATGATATTAAGTATCTATTCGCGTTCTGGTCTATTCCGATTAAGGATGCGACCTTATAATCTGCCTTAGCTTCCTCACTATATGCCGGATCTACAGCGATAACTGCAGAGTATTGAGCAGGTAATTCGCGCCAATGGCGTATATGATGACGTTGGATAGCTGCCGATTCGTTAAGAACAGGGTCGTTAAGGTATTCTGATGCGAACGCGGTAGAACCAATCTCGCGCTTTCGAGCTTGTAATTTATCGTGAGTCCATAATTCAGGCCATAACTCATTACCAGCCTCTTGTCGGCCATCTTTATATGCGCGAAATTTGCGTTTCTCCCATGCATTATCTGTCTCCAATTGTTCTTGTAAAAGGGCTAAAGGACTGATTATAGTACCGATCCACAACATCTGACCATAGGGGAGGAGAGTGTTCAAGCAACTTTTGAATATCCATTCACGCAATTTATTCCGCTGCTCACTGGATGCTACGGAGTCATCAGTCTCTATATCATCTAGAATAATACAATCTGGCCTAAATCCCCTAATTTGCCCGCCAGATCCCCTAGCCCTTATGTTGGTTTTGTTCGCGTTGTTTAATATGATGTGGTTTTCTGTCCACTTGGAGCTCTTAAGCTCACCAAACGCCTCGTGTATCTTGGAGTTACTCTCCAGCTCGCGCCTAATCTTACGCAACCACTCTACTGCCAAACCCTCTGATGCTGATATAATACATATATCCTTCTTATCGCCTACTAACGCCGCCCATAAGGGGTAGAAAACGCTACATATCATGCTCTTAGCGAACCCACGCGGAGCTGCTAACAAGAGCCGCTGATACTGCACCACAAGCTTGTATATGCCCTTATGAAACTCCGGCACCGCGCTTGTAAGGTGGTGTTGGAACATGTCCTGTACGAACACCAAGAGGGATCGATACCACATCTCATACGCCGCCAATGCTTCTTTTGCGCTTAATCGCCCCATTGCACCCCTTTATCGCCCCTTTTTAAGTTATATAATGACTCGTACATAGCCTGTAATGGACGGTACCCGGAACCGCCATGTAACGCCAACCTAATAGCACCACAAGTCTGCGCATTGCATAACGCGCTGAATATACATGCCCGGCATATACCGTAATCGTTATCTCGGTTTCTCAAAAAATCCGCCTCACTTCTTCTTACCTTTCTTTAATACCGTCATTGGTGCGTAACAGAAATTCGTTGGCTTACATAGCTTATCCATTACCAACTTAGCCTCTTCAGCTGTATACTTTTTATCAGTTATTTTTCTCACTTCTTCTTCCTTCCCTTTTATCTCTAGTGTTATTTTAGTCATTTTTATTCCTCTATCTCGTCGGATAACTTGATTATGTCGAATATATTATCCCTATAAACACCTTTTTTAGTAATAGCGATAACATCTTCCTCATATACTACACTTAGCATCTCACACATCTGATCAAGCAATTCTCGCTCGCAAGTTATTACTTTAAACATTATCTTGCCTCTCCGCTTTTATCATTCACTTCTTCCTGCCTTTCTGCTTACAGCCCATGATTACTGCATATCCTAACCGAACTCCATCAACCCACGATTCCTTATACCAAATATTGTATTCTTCGTCTGTAAGCTTAGGTAGTTCATCTTCATATACAATAGTTGTTCTGTCTAACTCCATCCTATCCTCCGAGCCTCTCGGCTATACTGTTGGTAGCTGGCGGGGAAGTCGAATCCACTATCTTCTGGGTATGAGCCAGACGTGATTTATGTGTCCGTTGTCACTCCTCCGCTTATTTTATCCGTGTGTACACCCTATTGTAAGGAGTACCACTACGATTATAAACACTACGGTAATAATTGTGTTCTTTTTACTTTTACCTTACAATTACATGGGGAATACCGTTTACAGCTACAATTCTCACAAACGTGCTCTGGCTTTCTAGCCCTTGAGCTTCTTAATGCTTTTAAACCTTTTATGTTCGTATCATTTTCGTACATTCCGGTTCCTCCTTATAGTTTGTCTACATAGTTGAAAACACTTCAAAAGGTGTCGATTTAATACGTTATCTACAGACTAATCAACTAAATGTATAACTTTACGTAGGTTACTATTTAGGTTTCTTTTAAGGGTATTTATTAAGTTATTTGCGGTGAAAAAGCACCCTAATCTCCGCATTACACAGGTTATTTAATTGAACTGCTATTAAAAGATATTTAACATAAAGTATACACTATTTGTT